TCAGGTCTACCTTCTCTCGTTCGGGATGGTTAGTCCCTACATATTATGCCTATACATCACGCTACAGGCATTCGTGTACACTTTCCGAACCGTACAGCCTTGATACCCTCTAATTACAAAGGGGTCACAAGGTCCTTCTGCTGACATTCCGCTATAAGTGGAATATGCCGGCATAAGGATGTCGCCGTCTAGGGGTTGCAAATCCCTCTTCGGCTGCAGTGCATATGTACGAAAGTATCCCGTTTCCCAACCACATCTCCTATGCTCGCGAGGTACCTGCAGAACCCAAGATCCGACCAGATGGCCGTCTCCGAATCCATTAGGCCCCCACAAACGGAGTTTGCGACTAGTCCATCTAAGACAAAGTTCGGCAATAAGCCGTTCTCCCCTTCGCATGGCCCAGTTGTGGAAAGAATAGAGAACTTGATCACTCAACTCCTTACGGAGGTAGAATGGTCTAAGGTCATGACCAACGAAGTAGTCCGCACCGCACGACTCCCGAAAGGAACCGTGACAGAAGGACTTCTGCAGGTTTACATCAAACCCGCAATAGTTAAGGACTTTCACTGCCAAATCATAGCAGTTAGTGGGAATAACAAGGTCATCCCCATAAACCCCTAGAAGGGGGTTCGATCCTTTATCTATTTCGCCTATTTGTTTCATATAGGAAATTACACCACTCATCAAACCAAAGAACACAAGGCTCTCTAGCTCAAAAGTGTAACCATTCCCCATAGAGGAAAACTTCTCGAGATCGAGAAGAACACCCTCGCATTCAACCTGACCCGTCCGGCAGTTAGCCAGAGCGGATGCCCAAGGAAAGGGCAAAAGGTTTAGTACGAGGCCAATGCTGACGGTATCTGAAGCTGACTTCAAATCAATAGTGGCAAGGTTCCCTTGCAGACTACCGACTCGAGCCAATTCCTGGTTCCGAGCCTGGTCAAATAGATCAATCCCGAACTTTCTCAACCTTCTTTTGATCACCGATCCGTAGCCCTTTTGCAAGAGGCTATTGAGAACCGGCTCAATACAGATAGGTCGAAAAGTCTTCGAGTTTTTTGGCACGAAGTGTAGTTTGCCAACAGAGATATCCACTGGAACTGTAACCGAATCCCCATCCGGGGCCGGTTTTCCTACGTGAGATACCCATAGAGGAAGCTCTGCTAAGAGTTCACTCACAGTTGGTAAGAGCTCTTCGCTACACGCCATTCTGGTCGACAGCTTACGACGAGCGTTAGCATGCCTCCCTTTGACGTTAGTTGTCGCTCCTGGCCCAAAGAAGAGGTCC